CAGCCTTCGGCTTCTCGGAGCGCAGCGTTTGAATGACTACATGAGACCAGAGACCATAGTAGATGCAAACAAATTCATATAGCAGAGCTCCAAATCGGTAGCCCGATTGTCATTAGCGATGATGAGATACCTTACGTTGTGGGGAGGAACATAATCGAGGTCAGGTTCAACATCAGCCCATGGTTCCATGCGCTTAGGATTGATAGTATATCCGCAAGGAATCTTCCATTGAATAAGATTCTCGCTAGCAGAAGGAACAGTAGCGGCCACCTGCGGAAGACCAACAGTGGAAGCCGTGGGTACAGCAGAAGTCAAAGAGAACTGCGTCTTCTTGAGAACTTTAAATTTATCAGGAGCGAAAGTGATGAGACCAGCCGTGGAAGGACGACCGGAAGAACCGGCAGCGCCACGACAGAAATACTGATCAGCTTCGTTCTGCGTGAGAGTAGGGAATAACTGCATATCATAACCAAAATTCTTAACCATATCAGCAGCAATATCCTTGTGAAGAGTAACGACGGCAACAGTAAAATTAATAGGCCCGTCATTTTCAGTTCCAACATCAAACTTCATCTGAAGATTGATATGTCCCTGACGAGCAGCAGGCGTAAAAGTCTGCAAACGTTCGTTTCCAGACAGAAGAAGACTACCAGAAAGACCAGGGCCCCATGCGCGCCAATTCGGTAGGAAAGGTCCTCCTACCTCGAGGCACGGGAGGAGAGGAATGACCGAAAGACCCGTGTTAGCAGTCGTAGAGCCCAGGGAATAATCAGTGAGCCGATGATAGAGACCCTGGGAAAGCGTGTAGTCCTGGCCCGGCATGCGTTCCGCAAGCGACGACACAGCCTTAGAAAGCTGGACGATCTGCCTAGACTGGGCGCGGGCTCCGGTGCGCCGCCTGGCGCCCCTGCCCGCCGAGCGTGCCTGGCGCTTCGCCTTGTCACCCTTCTTCTGCTTGTAGGTACCTCCGCGAGATCGGGTTGAGAAGCGTCCTGGCATGGGGGGTACGTGATGGTGTAAACTCTACGGGTACTTTTAATATGGATTCCAAACGCACCGCGTTCGAAAAGGTACTTAAGGAGTTGGTGAGAATACATGCTCACAACAACTGCATTGGATCAAATGGATCAAAAGGGACAGACTGAGAATAATACTGATAACAGTCTGTCAACTCCATCGGAAGAAAGAAAAACAAGGGAGCCTCTTGGAGAAAAATGGTATGCTACAATCAATAATTGGACAGCAGAGAAGCTGGATCAAATGGATCAGATTTTAAAAACACACCCCAAGATTCTGAAAGCAGTGGTTGGCCAGGAGGTAGGAGAATGTGGGACTCCCCACCTCCAGTGCTACATTGTTTTTGATAGGAGGATTAGGCCTCGAGCCTCAGGGATCTTTGAAGAGCTGGGAACCTGTATTCACTGGGGTGATGCTAAGGGAAAGCCTTGCAAGAAAAAGATGCCAGATGCGGTAGGAATTAACTACTGCAGCAAAGATGGAAAATTTGTGTGTTACAGATGCACAGTGCCGAAGGCCGTAAGCTTGGTGACCTATGATTTGCTTCGGCCAGAGCAAAAGACCATTGCTGACAGATACAAGACACCAGAAAATCCTCTCTTTGGGAGAGAGATTCACTGGTACTGGGAGGCTAAGGGGGGATGGGGGAAATCCGTGTTATGCAAATATATGGTGGATCAAATGAATGCTTTGGTTGTCTCAGGGAAGACTGCTGATATTTTCTGCGGGATCCAAAAGAGAATTGAAGATGGCCAGGACATCCCGATTGTAATCCTGGATGTCCCGAGAACTTCTATGGACTACATCAACTACCAGGCTATTGAGAAAGTCAAAGACGGCTGTTTCTTCTCTGGAAAGTACGAAAGTGGGATGGTAAGATTTGATAGCCCCCATCTAGTTGTATTCGCTAACCAGGCACCAAATATGGACCAGATGTCTAAAGATCGGTGGGTGATCCAAAAACTGTGACGGCCAGTTGGGCGAAAGACTGGCGAGGCCTATTTATTCGGAAGTACACGGGATACGGTGCTCCAGCTCCGGCGGCCCCACGGGGGCCACCTCCGTTCCGCCGCCCGCTGGGCGAGGCCTTCGGCCTTGGGTAAGAGGTGTCAGCCTTCGGCTTCTCGGAGCGCAGCGTTTGAATGACTACATGAGACCAGAGACCATAGTAGATGCAAACAAATTCATATAGCAGAGCTCCAAATCGGT